ACGAGTAGCGGGGTCTCGGGATGCCGGGAGTTCGCATCGCGCGGGCCAGTCATTCCAGCGACGGGGCGGGCCGATCCTCCACCGTCGAGATCCGGGGCAGAGCCTCCGGAGAGGAGAGCGAGATGGCCCCTGTTGCCGGGCGCCGCACCCGTCCAGCCCGGCAGGAGCTGCCCGAACCTGATTTTGAGGAGATCAACCGCCTTGAACGCGAAGCGATCGAGCGCGGCGAGATCCTCATTACCTGAAACCCCAACCCAAAAAAAGAGACATGAACCAAGACACCACCACCAGCGATAGGAGGGCCGAATAATGGCTCCGGACCTCATCAACAGCCTCGACGCCCGGGAGCTCGTCTCCCTGGGCCGAAAGATCCGCGAGTATCAAGAGGCCAAGGGACTCTCCGACAGCGCCATGCTGCGGAAGTTCTCGGGCCTTGGGAGCACCAAGACCTACGGGCGGGTCGTCAACAACGACCTGGCCGAACTTGACCTGGAGCGACAGCTCCAGAATTACCGCTCCGTCTGGGCGCTCATCGAGAGCCTCGGCGATGACGAGCAAAAGACCGAGGAACTCTACGACGACCTCACGCCCGTGGTACATCTGCGCCGCGCGGTGCTGGAGGCCATGAAGGTGACGGGCAATAACCGCCTCATCCTCATGGAGGGCGACACCGGCACGGGAAAGACGAGTGCCCGGAAGCTCCTCATCGAGAAATACGGCCAGAGGCTCCTCTGGGTCGAGGCGACCGAGGTCTGGAGGGATAACCCCGGGGCGCTGCTCTCGGCGATCCTCCTGGCACTCGGCAAAAAGGACATTCCGCTCAATGCCAACGACCGCCTCTACCGGGTGGTCGACCACCTGAAGGAAACTCGCATCTGCCTCATTCTCGATGAGGGTCACCACCTCGGGCCCCGTTGCCTCAACACGCTCAAGACGCTGGTCAATCAGACCCCCGGAGAGTTCGTCATCCTCGCGATGCCTACACTCTGGAAGCGCCTGGAGCGCGACGCCTACGAGGAGGTTCGGCAGCTCGTGGGGAACCGCCTCGCCGAGCGCATCAAGCTCGACGGTCTGAGGGAAACCGACGTGGCCAAGTTCATCACCCGTCGCGTCGAGGACGCCGATCCGGCCCTGACCAAGCAGGTCATCCGCCTGATCCTCGACCGGGCCACCCGGTACGGGAACATGGCCTTTGTCCGCGATGTCGTGGAGCGCGTGGTGACCCTCAGCGAGGGAACCAGCGGCCCGAGCATGGAGACCTGGACCAGCGCGATCGCCCAGGAGGTGCAAAGCCGATGAAAGGGCTCATCTCCTACCGCAAAGCACGGAACATCGCGCTGGTGGCGTGCCGGGACTTCGGCATCCCGGCCACCCGTGTTTCCAAGGCCTTTCTAATCGAACTGGAGGGACGTGTTTGCACCTTCATCCGTCAGAGAGCCATTGAAAGCGTGGCCGATACCCGCAAAACCGTGGGACTCGACCGCGTCGAGCGACCGACAGTGGTTTGGAAGGAGGACGCATGAGCACCCGTCGCACAGGAGGCCGAATGGCCCGCATGGATGGGAAGCTCATCTATATCCCCGTGGAGGGGCCTCACCTGACCCAGATCCGCCGGCGCCGGACCAATACCGGCGTGCCGGGGGTCTGCTTCTCCAGCGCCCAACGTGGGCCGGGACATCGTCGCTACGATTACTTCTTTGCCCGAGTCGGGGGCAACCGTTCCGTCCGATTCAATATCCAGACTCTCGGCAGGGAGGAGGCCTGGAGACGGGCCGTCCGGGCGCGTGCCGAGTACGAGACCGCAGTCATGACCGCGAACGAGGCCATTGTACTCGCTCGCTCCCGCTCGGCTCGCCCTTCGGGTTCTCCTTCGGAGACTACAACTCGCCCTACCAAGGACTCGTTTCTCGCCGCGTGGGAGGGGAGGGCCGCATGAAGGAAGAGTCACTCGTCATCATGTTCCACGTGACATTGAGGACCGTCACGGCCCGATCCGCAGGCTACAAGGCAACCTCCTCGCGGGGCTATTACGAAGCAGCAATCAGCCTCATTGAGAAGATCTACGGCTACACGCCGCAGGATCTCAAGGTCCAACATATGGACACAGGCACGATCGTTCAGGTCGCTACGTGGACTGAACCCTCCAAGGAAAAGGAGGTCGCATGAAGCCAATCAAGACGCTCCTCGATGTTTTGACGCGCCGCCGCGTTCACCAGCGCACCCTGATCAAAAGCTGCTGCCGCACCGCTGCAATGCTTGGGTGGGATGATTATTCCCCGCTTCTCGGCGGGGTGACGCTCATGGCCGCCGCCAGAAACCTGAATCGCTTCATGATGGAGCGACTGAAGACGGTTCTGGCCGTTCGCACCATCAATTCCAAGGGAAAGGAGGTCGCATGAAGGCATGGAGGAGATGCACATCCTGTGCGGGAACGGGGATCTATGTCTGGACGGATCTCTCGGGTCTCGCCCGTGGCGGCACCTGCGAAAAGTGCCACGGCACCGGCGCGGAAAGGATCATCAAGGAAAAGAAGGGGACCAAGAAACCATGAAGCCGACCGCTCACACCGGGACTTCATCCCCTCTTCCCTGCTCCGTCTGCCGGACAGGCATGGCGGAGATCCGCAGCGACATGGGACCGGTCTGCCGCGACTGCAAGGCGCATCTGGTTCATGCCGAGAACGCCCTCTCCCATGCCGGAATCCCTCCTCAATCACCCAACCCTAACCAACCCAAAAACCCATGAGCAAAACCCGCATTAAGAAACCTGCCCTTCCTGCTGCCGTCTCCCGTGAGGAGGCCGAGCGCCTGGTCGGCGAGATCACCGAGCTGACGATCAAGCGCAACGCGCTCGTCGCCGACATGGACGCGGCCGTCACGGCCGCCCGTGCCCGCTACGAGGTCACCCTTGCCAACACGGAGGCCCGGATCGACACGCTCACCGACTCGGTGCGCGATTGGGCCAATGCCAACCCCGAGGAGTTCGGCAAGAAGAAGTCACTGGAGATGACCCACGGCACCATCGGGTTCCGTACCGGCATGCCAAAGCTCAAGACGCTCTCCGGGTGGACGTTTGCCAGGGTGCTGGTGGCTCTGCAGGGCTTCTCCTGGGGAAGCGCCTTCACCCGCATCAAGGTCGAAGTCGACAAGGAGGCCCTGATTTCCTCTTACGCCTCGGAGAATATCTCCGCCGCCGAACTCCGAGAGATCGGCGTCCGCGTCGATCAGGAGGAGAGCTTCTTCGTCGACCCCTCCGTCACTGAGGTCGAAAACCGCATCGTCTCCTGAGATGGACACCATGATCTTTCTCACGGGGTGCATGCTCCTGATGGCATTCACGGCGTTCTCGGCCGGCTGGGTAGCTCGGTCGATCCTGCGCCCGCGTAATCGCCGCGTCGGTCACGCCACCCTCGTCCCCCGGATCTGATCCCCATGGACTCCACCGACCGGTCCTGCGCCTGGCATCCGCTCACCCGCGAGCAGAAGGCGAGACTCTCGATCCTGGCTCGCGCGGCCTTCGCGAAGTCGGGATCGGGCGATGCCAACGTCTGGCGGCGAGAGGTGGCGATCCGAGCCTGCGGTCGGAGGATCAGCGAGGCGGTCCAGCGGGATTACCTGACGCTGAAGGCTACCTTCCAGGATCTGGCCGGAGAGAGCGGGCGGGCACTGGAGACACTGCTGCGCTCCGAGAGCGAGCCGCAACGGGTCGCCCTGTACCGCCTGACGCAGGAATGCGGCAAGAGAGGCCTCCAGCTTGCCTATCCGGAGGCGATCTGCCGCCGCCAATACCACTGCGGGCTTTCCCAGGCATCACCCAAGCAGCTTTGGAATCTCCTCTACACCGTGCGCAACCGCAGGGAGGTCAAAAAGCATGAAGGTGTGAAGGTGCAAAAGTCCCGGCCCACAGCCGAGTGCCCCTTCTAACACCTTCCCATCTTGTACTTTCCCACCAACTCCCAGCTCCCAGCTCCCAACTCCATGGATCCCGTCGATTATCGCACCGCCACGTGGAAAGACATCCAGGACCGCCTCATCGGCCTGCGTCATCGCTGTTGGCAGGCATGGCTCCAGCACGGCCCCGGCACCACCCGCGAGGTGGCGGCACGCGCCGAGATCGACCTGCTGACCTTCCGGCCCCGTTCCACCGAGCTCTACCAGCTGGGATTCCTGGCCATCGCCGTTGACAGGGAAGGCCATGAGGGCATCTACCGCGCCCGCTCCATGACGGAAGCCGCCGAGAACTACCTCCGCCTTGCCTCCGAAGCACGCAATCCCCAGCTCGACCTCTCCTTTTGATTTTCCACCTCTCCCTAACTCCCAGCGCCTAACTCCCAGCTCCTAGAGACCTCATGACCACGACTGCCCGCACCATGCCCTGCAAACAACACCCTACCGGCCGCACCATTGAGGTAGCTCCGGAGCGATCGATCGTTGCCGCGCCAGACGACACCGAGATGCCGAAAGTCGGCATCGTCAGCTGGCAGAAAATCGGCCCGAACGAATACCGGCCCGTCGTGAGGATCCATGAACGCTGGATCCGCCTCACGACCGATACCCCTGAAAAACTTGGCATGGGCATCAATTATCGCACCCTCTCCCGTCTGATTACCGCGGGATTCATCGACTCCCGCCGGCCCTCGCCGAGCTGCACCCTGTTCAGCCTCGAAAGCTGGGAAAGCCATATCGAGGCCTGCGCGGATCCGGAGTTCTGGGAGCGCTGCGACGAACCCGGCACCAAACGCACCAACCGCGAGAGGTATCTCTCGGCCATTTGACCACACCCTCAACCCTTCCCGTTTAATGCCAAAAATCTACGGCACCCTCCCCGTGACACCGACAACCCCTCATTCCGCCGTTCCAGGTATCGGCGAAGCTCGGCGGGAAACGCCCTCCGAGCCCTCCACACCCCCGAAAACGCTCCGGGATGACTTCGCCATGGCGATCATCCAGGGAATGATTGCCAGCCCAAGGGTGTTCCGGGTTGGCGGAGCAGGCTCTCCGGAAGCCGACTCCATGAAGGTCATCGTTGATATCGCTTACCTCGGAGCCGACCTGATGCTCGAAAGGAGGCTCGCGTGAAAGTCACCAGCGATCTTGTGGCAATCTTTCATGGTGCGCTCTACCGCGCCTGCCGTCTCCCGGCGCTCCGTCCTTCCATGAGTGACGAGAGGCTCTGGTGGGACTTCCTGATCGAGATGGCTCCCTTGGAAGAAGCCGGAGGGCCGATCACCATGGAGGACATCTCCGGAGCGGTCCGTCTCATGAAACGCCAGAATGAGTCCGGCAAGAGTAACTGGTCACTCCGACCCTCCCGGATCCTCAACGATCCCGCCGCCTTCCGTGACATGGTGCTGATGCACCGCGCCGAGCGCTCGCAGCAAGAGGCCCGCAAGCGCCCAGCAGCGCCGCCACCTGCACCGGTCATCCCAGAAGAACCCTCTGTTTCCCCGGAGGAGTTTTCCCAGGGCCTGTCTGCCGTGCGCCAACAACTCCGAGGAGGTGCAGCATGAAATTCCTCACGGATCCCAGGTTTCTGAATTACGTCCTGCTCGTGCTCTACACTGCCAACTGCATCAGGCAGACCTGCGGTGGGTATTGGAAGGACGGGCTCTATTGGCTCGGGGCCTTGATCATCACGACGGCCGTCACCCTCAAGCACTCATGAAATCTCCACACTATCACCCGATCGTTCCCCTGCTGCTGACCGCGCTGCCGTGGATCGTCCTCGTGTGTGTCATGCATTATTTCAAATGAGCTCCCTCACCGATCTCGATCCCATGCCCTTCGGCGTTCACAAGGGCAAGCCGATGCAGGAAGTCCCCGCAAGCTACCTTGCGTGGCTCAAGGACCAGAACTGCCAACACCCCGGCGTGCGCGGCTACATCGACGACTCCTGGAGCGCGATTCTCTCCGAACTCCCCGACCGATTTGAAGGAGGTGCCCGATGAGTTGCATTCTAGACGCTGTTTGCCCGAAGTGCGGGGAACTGTATCCGAGTAAAGAATACGACATTCTTGAATGCCCAAAGTGTGGGATTGAGGGATCGGAGTTTTGCTGCAATTCCGGGGGCAAAAACTGCCTCTGCAACGATTGCGACGAACAGGAGGCGTACGAATGAGCACCGATCCCATGCCCTTCGGCGTTCACAAGGGCAAGCCGATGCAGGAAGTCCCCGCAAGCTACCTTGCGTGGCTCAAGGACCAGAACTGCCAACACCCCGGCGTGCGCGGGTACATCGACGACTCCTGGAGCGCGATTCTCTCCGAACTCCCTGACCGACTTGAAGGAGGTGGCCGATGAAAGTGTCAGCTAAGGAACCCGCCAAAAGGACGGTTCATGTATGCCTGTCTAAAGCTGAAATGATCGTGTTGGCCAATTATCACCTTCGCCAAATGAAAGGCATCCCCAAGCGCTTATTAGCTGCGAAAGGAACACAATTTGTGACTCCATCTGCCGCAAAAATCATTGTGGAAATAGCACGTGAACAAGTTGAAGCTCACAATACTCGCGCCCGATATCTCATTGAACGTCTGAAAGCTGCTCAAGGAGGGGTGTCATGAAAACCCCTCGTTCCGTCTATATCTACCGACCAAGCCACGGTGCAGGCGCAGCACTGATCCGTCTGGATAGAAAGCCAACCTCAAGGGCGTCGGTCTATAAGGTCTTTCCAGCATCCCGCTCAGACGACTATATCGCAGGGTTTTGTGATGCTGCGGGGCTGCAGCTGGTCAAAAACCCGGAAGGAGGTCCCCGATGAGCGCTCAGCAATGCACTCACTGCAGGGATGAAAGGCACCCTTACGCCGATCCCATTGACAACTACGTTTGCGAACTCTGCCGTGTCCGCGAGGAACTGAACCGCGTGAAGAAGGAAAACGCCACGTTCCGTGCCCTGCTCAACAAGGCCCTGACCGAAAATGGGATTTCCGTGGCCGACATCTACGCCGCGTGCAACCCGGAACAGGAGGTCTCATGAGCACTGATCCTTGTCTCGACGCGGCAATCGCCCATGTGCGCCGCTCTCCGATTCGCAGACTTTGGTCTTGGTATAAGAGAGTGACCGGCTACGAGGCGGCCGTTTTCCCGGATGGCCCTCGGTACCAATCGACGGTGTACCCCCCGGAGAAGCGTTGCCATTGCGGCCTCTGTGAACCGAGGAAGCTCCCACGCTCATGAACGCGACCGAGGAGCGCATCATTGACCGCTATGAGGACGAGCGTCCGATGGGAGTGGTCGGATATTACGATCACGCTCTGGGCCGCTTCGTCGTCGCCGGGCGTCTGATGGGCCGAACGGTAAAGCTCGCTGACCGCCAGGGGCGGGTGCGCCTGGCGTGTGGCATGTATCCGGAAGAGCCTAAATCAGAAACAGGCCCCGAATTGATTTAACGCGATCCCTTAATTCATGAGTGACTTTCTTTTCGAGCCAGTGCCCCACCAGGAGGCCGTGGACTTCATTTCCGGAAAAACGCTGGTCTCCCGCGAGGTCTTTGCGGAACTCCTGCCGGAACTTCGCGCCCGGGCTTTCACGATCGCCGGGGTGACCTCCTTCGATGTCCTGCAACGGGTACGCGAGGAACTGGCGACCCTGCCTGCCGGGGGAGACTGGGAGAAGGTGAAGCGGACGGTCGTCGAGGAGATCCATCCCTACCTCGCTGATCCGGAAGATCCCGAGAATACCGAGGCCTCGGAGCGTCGGGCCGAGACGCTTTTGCGCACGCATGGATTCCAAGCATACAGTGCGGCCAGCTATCGCGTCATGGATCGCCAGCGCGACGTGTTCCCATACTGGCAGTATCATTCGATGGGTGATGGTCATGTGCGCCCCTCCCATGGTGCTCTCAATCGTCTCGTGCTTCCGGCCAATAGTCCCTTCTGGAAAGGGCATTTCCCTCCGTGGGAATGGGGATGCCGTTGTCAGGTCATCCCTCTCATGCAGGAGGAGGTGGACGCCATGAAGGAGCAGGAGGCCGATCAACCGGTCGAGAAGCGCGAGGTGATCGAGGGCGTCCCGCTGCGCCAACTGGAGGATCACAACCGCCTGACCCGGGGGCCGGATCAGGTCTGGGATGTGCGCACCCCGGCCCAGAAAGGCGACCACAAGGGCCTGCGATGGGATCCCGATGACCTGCGCATCACCCCGCAGATGCTGGAAGGGCGCTACGACCCCGTCGTCTGGGCAACTTTCGAGAAATGGGCGCGGGGGACGGCTCTCGGAGGCACTTCCAAGCTCACCGTCTGGGAGTGGATGAGCGGGAAAGCCGTCGTCGGTCCCGAGGCCCCGGTGGCACTGCCTCCGAAGCACACGGAAACGATCGGCGAGATCTGGCATCGTCTCGGACTCGGGAAGAAAGTCACCTGGGAGGAATCCGATGTGCACTCCATCAAGAGTGCTCTGGTCAAAGCTGACCCGATTAACCCGGCGACAAAGCTCCTGTCGGTTTTCGGCAACGGACTCCTGAAAAAAGGGGTGGGCTCGGAGTCTTGGGTAAAATCGCAATTTGCTGAGATCCTTTCTTTCCTCCCAAAGGTAGTCGCGGAAGCCCTCCCTCCTCTCCGTATCGAAATCAGCAACACCATCGGGGGAGGTTTTGGTGATTATGATCCGCAGGCCAAGGTCGTGCGGGTTGCCCGGAAAGCCTGCCTCGCCTCAGTCGGCGGTGAGGGCCAGTTCCATGAAACCCTCTGGCATGAGATCATGCATTGGATCCACATGCATGGCCCGGAATCCTACCGGAAAGCGATCGCCGAGCATTTTGCCGAGCGAACCAAGGGCCAGCGCATCGGGAGACTGCCGGGGTATGCCTCGCAGGGAAAAGAAGATCACTGGTACGATGTCTATGCCGGGAGAGTCTATGGAGGAAATCTCGACACCCCGAGCGGGAGCGGAATCGAGGTTCCCACCAAGTATTTCCAGCTTTTGAATAATCCCGGTAAGATGTTGAGAGAACGTCACCCGCTCAAAGTCAACTCAGCCTACCTTGATGAGACGCTGCGCATCGTGTTATCTATCTTCACAGGGGAGCATCTCGCATGAAAACCATCACCGCCATTTACAAAATCAACGGTGAGGAAATCGGATCCCTCACCGGAAAATTCCGACAGTTTCCAGGGGAAGGACCTTTGACCTGGGCTAACGCCGCGGAACTGGAACGCCGGTTGAAACTCCCGCTGCTGATGATTGGAGACGCAATGAATTTTCATCAAATGGTCGAGCATGTTGGAAAATTGCTTGGAGCCGAAACCTCAGTTAAAGAATCCGGCTCTTGGGAAGTGATCCCTCAGGATGACCTGATCGAGGCCAGGAACTGATACCATGAAATTTGATCCCGATCTCGTCAGAGAATTGCTGTTGAAAGTAGAGGCCATTCCCGCTGGAGAGATGCGAGTGAATGATTATTTTTTAATCGAGGGGAAACCCCCAAAAGAGATTCTCCGTCATCTGCAGATTCTGATCGATGCAGGCTTCATCCAGGGATCCGCGCTCGTCTGTATGGATGGACAGATTGCTGATGTGCGTGCTGATGACCTCACCTATCAAGGCCATCAGTTCCTTGAGGCAGCCAGGAGCGAAACCGCATGGAAAAAGGTCAAAGGAATCCTGCGTGAAAAAGGAGCCGGCCTGACCATATCGGTTATCCAGGAAACCCTTGTGAAGATTGCGACGTCTGCGATCGGAGGATAACCCATGAGCATTTTTCAGCGGACCACTTGCCCTACGTGCGGTTTCCCGACAGGGATCATCGGCAGTATCATTACTGAAGATGGACCGCATCACGCGGTGCAGTTTTCATCTCCTTGCTCCTGCCACCGTCCGGAAGCGCGCCGCTATTTCCCCGACGATCCCGCGTTTCTTGCCCTGAAAGATTTCATCAGGAACTGCGGAGAGGATCCCGATCGATACAGCGATGATCAGATTTATGATGCCTTTGTGTGGAGCGCCCAAAAGCGCCCCCTCAATTCACCGGATGATCTTGCTCAGTGCATGAAAGTCTGTGGAACAGCTCATGTGGTTGCGTTGATCGATTTCCCCGAAGAGATCAAGCGCAACCTGATGATCCCATAACTCATGAATGCACAACCCAACTCAGATGGGCTCGGTAGTTCCGATACCATGTATTTTGATCAAATGCTCCAATTAGGAGAAGTTGAGGTTTTTGGAATTAAGGCGTGGATTGATAAGACAAACACAACGGACAATTTTTCGTCAGCAGGGAAGCGAGGTTCGATTGAATATGTGTTTATGAAATCAGGGCCGCGTCCCCCTGATTTTAAAGTGCGGATCGAAGGTTATTCTTTCGTGAATGTGACCAAGAAATTCGTCTAACCCCGTGAGTGTCCAGATCCAGATTGCTCGCGACACGGTCAGTCCCGACCTGGCCAAGAAGTTTCGTGCCATGGAGGATCCCCGCCCCCACCTTGAGGCGATGGGATTGGCCCTCGTCTCACTGACCAAGAGGGCTTTCACCGACAGTTCCCTGAGGCCCAGCACTTGGGCAACCAAGAAGGACGGCACCCCGGCATCCCTCCGCAAGACCGGCATGCTCTGGCAATCGATCCGGATCACGGCACTGAATGCCTCCAGTGTGACAGTGGGGAGCGATCGAGCCTACGCGGCAGCACATCAGCTCGGCAGTAAGAAACGCGGGATCCCCGCGCGACCTTTCTTTCCCTTCACCGCTTCGGGTGAGCCGACCCTACGGGCCAAAGAAGCAGTAGAAATGGCGCTGCGGGCTTCGTTTGGGAAAGCGATGGGACACTAGGGATTTTTCAGGTCTCAAGTTTCATCCCCCATCCCTTTCCTCCTCCCTTCCGGCCCTTTTCGGCATCGCTGACATCGGTGCCACCGTCCCGTGAGCGGATGGCTTGCATGATTCAGTGTGCGCGGCGTGCTTACCGCCGCATCCAAGATCCCCGGTGACCTTTTCGCCCTCGGCGCCCTCGGCTCCGGAGTTCAGGTTCCCCAGATCGAGGATCCCGCCAAGCTTCCTGACCGCCTCGTTGTGTTCCCCTGGGGGGAGCACAAGACGGCCAAGGGGATGTTCAGGGTCGGCGAAGTGACCCTTTCGTCGCTGCCTGCCAATCAGAAGCTGACCAATTTCGATCGCGTCGTCCTCGACTTCGATCACAACACGGTTCCCGGTTCCGCTAGCTACAAGGGTGAGCCTGCCCTCATTGCCGCGACGGCGCGGGTCGCCTGCCATGCCGGTGAGGGGATCGTCTACGAGGACATTCAGTGGACCGAGGAGGGGAAGCGCTTCATCGGCGGCGGGCACTACCGCGATCTCTCCCCGACCGTGAAGCGCGATGCTTCCGGGAATGTCATCTGGCTCCACTCGGCGGCCGCTTGCCGCGTCGGCGTCGTCCCCGACCTGATCCTTTTTTCAGCTTCTACCGAAGAACCCAACAACCCCAACCCAAAAAACAACCCCGCCATGGATATCGAAAAACTGAAAGCCATCGTCTGCGCCCTCCTCGGACTTGATCCCGAAAAAGCCACCGACGAGGAAATCGAAGCTGCCGCCAAGAAGGCCAGCGAGAAGGAAGCCAAGGAAGCCGCTGCCGCCACGGGTTCCGGAGAGAACAAATCCAAGGGAACCGAGGAGCTCTCCGACAAGGTCGACAAGCTCTCCGCCACCGTCAACGCCTTCATCTCTGCCAGCCAAAAGGGTGAGCGCGAGCGTCTCCTGGAGCGTGCCACCCGCGAGGGGAAGGTCGTTCCCAAGGCAATCTCCGCCCTGCCCGTCGAGACCCTCAGCGCTCTGATTGATGAGCTGCCTGTCACGGTTCCTGTCGAGAAGAGGACGGTCGCCGGTGTCGATGCGCTGAGCGCCTCAACCGTTTCGTTGAACAACGCCCAGGACGAGGTCAATCGCGCCCTTGGTATCTCGAAGGACACTTTCGAGAAGCACAACAAATAATCACCAGCAATCCAACCCCAACCACCGACTACCATGTCCGTCACCACTCCCGTCAATACTCCGGAACGCTCCGGTCAGTTCCTTGAGAACCTGCCCGTCGAGGCCTCCACGATCCTCTTTGCAGGGTCGCTGGCTGCCGCCAACGCCGGCGGTAATCTCGTCCCCGCTTCCGACACAGCAAACCTCAAGGTTCTCGGGCGTGTCGAAGCCGGATCACTTGAGAGCGTGTTTGACAACTCTCAGGGTGCGGCAGGCGACAAAACGGCCACCGTCAAGCGCGGCGTCTTTGTCCTGTCCAACTCGGTCGCCAATCCCGTCACCAAATCCCTGATCGGGAATCCTGTTTACGTCGAGGACGCGGCCACCGTCGCCAGCGAGGGCAGTCATTCGGTCGTTGCCGGCATCTTCCTCGGCTTCGCGGACGGCGACACCACCCAGGTCATCGTCGACACCACCCGGGCCTAATCACACCTCACCTCAGCCAAACCTCCAAAACCTAAACCACCATGCAAATCAACCAATCCACGCTCGCGGCCCTGTTCAAGGGCTACCGCACCCTCTTCCTGGAAGCGTTCCAGGGAGCGGCCACCATGTGGGAGCAAATCGCCTTGCGCACCCCCTCCACGGCGGCAGAGGAGATCTACCACTGGCTCGGCTCCGTGCCCGGCATGAGGGAACTGATCGGCGACGTCGCCGTTCAGAACCTTTCGGCCAGCAACTACTCGATCCGCAACAAGGAGTTCGAGAGCACTGTCGCCGTGAAGGAGGCCGATATTGAGCGCGATTCCTATGGGATCTACAACCCGCTCATGGAAGCCATGGGCCTGGCGGCCCGTCAGCACCAGGATCAGCTGACTGCGGCTCTCCTGACTTCGGGATTCGGCACCAAGGACTACACCGGGAAGAACTTCTTCGACGTGAACAAGCCCCACGAGCCGCAGAACTCAAAGAGCCGTACCTTCAGCAATAAGCTGAGTGCTCCGCTCTCCCCGGAAAGCTTCAGTCAGGCCCGCGCCATGATCAAAGGCATGACCAATGCTCAGGGCCGTCCCATGGGACTTGGACTCAAACTCGTCCTCATCGTGCCACCGGCCCTTGAGACCATCGGTCGCCAGATCCTTCAGGCTGACTTTATCCAACAGACTGCTCAGAACGGCAGTTCGATTGCTGCCTCGGCGGTGACCAACGTCAACAAAGGCACTGCCGAGCTCATCGTGTGGCCTCAGCTTGCCGGCAACGACACTCAGTGGTTCCTGCTTGAAGCTGCCTTCCCGGTTCGTCCGCTCATCCTTCAGGTGGAAAAGGAGCCGACCTTCCAGTCACTCACCAACCCCGATAGCGATCACGTCTTCAAGAAGCACGAGTATCTCTATCAGGCCTATGGCCGCTACAACGGCGGCTACGGTCTCCCCCAGCTGGCGGTCGGATCGACCGGGCAGGACTAAGGGTTTCCCACTCTGCCTTCCCCGGAAACGGGGAGGGTAGCAGGGAGATTCTAAAAAGCGATGTACACCACTCTTGATCAAGTCCAGGCCCTCATTCCGGGGGAGTTCCTGACCCAGTCGCTCGATGATAACGGCGACGGGGTGATCGATGCCTGGGATTCGGTCAGTGCCGCGGTGGACACGCGGATCAATGGCATCCTCGGTACCAGGTATGCCGTGCCGTTCTCGCCCGTTCCTCCCGTGGTTGCCGATGCAGCCCTCATGCTCGCGTGCGAGATGTGCTACGGTCGGCGCGGGGTGTCGGCAAAGGAGAACCCCTTCGCCGCCCAGGCCGAACAGACTCGCAAACTCCTCGCCGAGATCGCCGCGGGCGACATGGCCCTCTTCCCTGGGGTGAATCGTCAGGAGCCCAGTGTGAGCATCATCACCGAGCCCTCCGGGGTTTTCAGCAAGAGGGGGGCTATCTGATGCACACGCACTCCCCTGCCGAGCTTCTCCTGGCGCTTGAGGCCGACATCACGCTGTGGGCCAGTTCGCAGACCGCCATGGTCTCGATCGCGTCGGATCCCTTTGAAGTGTACGAGATTCTTGCCGAGGGTCCCGCCCGTGTTCGCGTGATCCTCCATTGGGCAGGAGATGTCGACGACAGTGGCGAGAAGTTCGATCTCGGAATTGTCAAAAACAGGATCGAGGTGATCCTTTCCCATAACCGAGGGCTTCAGGTTCGCCCGGGTGACAACCTGCTGCGAGGCTCCGGCACGCGCCCGGCGCTTGTGGCTTTGCTTGCGTCGCTGCGGTCGCAAATACGCAGTCTCGTTGCTCCTGCGGATGGTGCCTCCACGCGGATATTCGAGTACCGCGGATGCGAGCCGGTCGTTACCCCGGAGGGTATGCGTCTGGATGCCTACCGCATGCACTTCGAGATTTGGAGCTCCCTGCCGGATGAAGCGCCACGCGTGGCCGTTTTACCCCAACTTTCCTGACGCGCATCACTTCCCCGTAACAAACCATAACCCCACCCATCATGTTCCTCATCCTCCTCAGTGCTCTTGCCGCCAGCGTCTCGCTGAACGTCCTGTTCCTCTTGAAATCATTGACCAAGCAACGTGTCTGTACCGATGCATCCATCTTGAGGTCTCGCCTGACCGAAATCCGGTCAACTCTCGGACTGGCCGCAACCTCAGTTCACACGGACGTCCTTTCCGCCATCAAGAAGCTTCAGGGGAAATCCTGATCACCTCCAACCCTCAACTCCTAAACCACCACCACCATGTCTGAACAAACCAATATCACCATCAAGGGGGACAACACGATCGTCTGGGGAACCGATGGGCAATTTTCCCTCGGCTATGTGCAGTCCGTCAAAGACCTGGAAACCGGCGACGAAGCCACGGTCGATGACGGAAACGGCAATGCCGTCTCGCTCATTCTCTTCAATGCACGCCATGAACTCGAAGCCGAGATCGTCGTGAAAAGTGGCGACACTCTTCCTCGACGCGGCGATGACATCACGATTGCCGGTCAGGCAGGGACATGCCTCGACATCGACAAGCAATGGCAGAACAAGCAGGCGATGAAGGCCACGATCAAGGCCAAGAAACTCGCCTTCAATACCTAATCGCCATGGCTAAAAAGACGAAACAACCGACTCTCCGTTCCACGTCCTTCACCCCTGAGGAGGTGGAGCGGATGGCTCGCGCGGACGACATGGCGGCGAGGGAATCGTCCGGTTCCCCCATAGCGGCCTTTATTGCCCCTAGGGTTGAGTTTTGCGGCCGAGTCCTTCATGAGCCTACCTTGGAAACCTTGATCGCCTTGGAGGCGGTTAAAAGCCCGTTCCTGGGCTCCGGAGAGGCCTCCCTGATCAGTATTGCCGAGGCCCTGCTCATTCTTTCCACGGATCCGGAGCAATTGCAGGATCTCGTGTCCGACAGGCAATCGTTTGACCACAAGGTCAGGGCCTACGCCCGAACCATTCCTCTCAGCCAGATCAAGAGTGGTGGTGATCTCCTGACTCAGGTCCTCACCAGCGCGTGGTCCACGGCAATGGCGTCGGAATCTGCTGAAGACGGAAAAAAAAAGACCCCCTAGGCTGGCATCTGACCTACCTGGATTGCCTGTGCCATGAATACGGATGGACTGCCGACTATGTTCGCAAAAAACTCCACCTGCGTTTGGGGTTGGCACTCTATGCGTCCGTTTCGCGCCGGCGTGGCCGATCCCTTTCCGGCCCGGATTACCAGGAGCAACGTATGTTGCATTATTTTGAGGAAATGACCTGATGAGCGCCTCTCTTGCCTATAAAGCCGATCTGGTAAACTCTCCCTTCCTCCGGGGTGTGCGCGAGATGAAGCAGGCACTGGGCTCCATCTCTGAAGGCCTCGGTCCTGTGACGGAAGCCTTGAAGGGTTTTGGAATCGGCTTTGGTGCGTTCAAATCCATCGGCGCAGTCGTTGAGGGCATCAATAAAGTCCTGGAATCGGGCAAAGAACTCGGAGCCATCTCCAGGGAAACCGGGGAATCCGTGGCAACCATTGTGGCCCTGCGAAAGGCCTACAAAGAAGTCGGCATGGATTCAGGATCGCTCACGGCAAATCTGGCGATGCTTCAGAATGCGCTGGGGGGCGTGAATGAGATGGGCGAGCCGACCAAGCATATTTTCGATCAACTGGGCCTTTCTATCGAAAAGCTCAAGGGACAGAGCGCCGTGGATCAGCTTCACTCGATCGCGGATGCCGTTTCCAAACTGAAAACCCAGAGCGACAAGATGGCTGCGGTCCGGGGAATTTTCGGGCGTGCGGGTGCACCCATGCTGAATTTGTTAAATGATCCTTCTGTCATTTCCGATGCGCAGAAAAAAACGTCGAAATCCGGCGCTTTCAGAGAAGCTCACACGACTCAGTTTACGGAGATGGTCAATTCGATCGAACAGGCGGCAGCAAAAATCGATCAGATTTTCCTCGGGATGACCCCCGCTGTCGTGGAGGCCACCAAACCGTTCTTTGACATGCTCGGGAAGCTCGACACGCTCGATGTCGGCCAGTCGATCGGGCAGGGGCTAAAGCTGCCCCTGCAGATACTGTCGTCGATCGCGATTATCCTGACCAATGTCTTTCAGGATCTTTACAACTCAGGTGCGCTGTTGATTGATGCGCTCAAAGCTGGCTTTGCGGCGGTGATTGTCACCGTCGGCATGCTGGCGCCTCAGATCATGCAGATGATCGACGGTCTCAAAAGCGGGTTTCTCGGCCTGTGTGAGGTGATCGGAGGAAGCCTGATCGAGGCTTTTGCCAAGCCGATTGCGTATCTGAAAGCCGGGCTCAAATGGGCCTTCGATCAGGCGGTCGCCGGGCTCTCGAATATCCCTGGTCTCAATAAACTGCTCCATATCGAAGGCCATCAGGCCAAATCGTTTGACGACTACCTCAAGGAGGACGACGGATCAGCGACCGCAAAAGCCGGAACCGATCTGAAGGCCAAAGGACGAGAGGATCTTTCCCAGTCGGTGAAGAGTTTTCAGACACTGGATTTCTCAGGTGTCGGGGATGGGATCAAGGCGGCTCTCGGAGAGGTCTGGAATGGCTTCAAAAAGGATGCTTCCACGGACATTGATGCCATGGAGAAGGGCAATAAGAACACCTGGGAGGCCCTAGTCAAAACTTGGAATCCCGAACCTATTGCTGAAAAGAAAAAGGAAGAAAAGGGGGAGGAGGGACTGAAGACTAGTCAGGTCGCTGCCAAGGAAAAGATCAGCGATAATTACTCCAGGATCGGTCTTTTTGTGGGAGGTAATAACCCCGCGATGAGTGAGGCAAAGAAAACCAATTCATTGATCGGTTCCCTGATCAATGCGACGAAAGAAGGAAATAATCGACTGGTCTCAGCGATCGCAGATCGACTGATCGACCGTGTCGCCGTCTGGAATTAAATGAGACGCGCCATTCCCGTTTCCAAGGCGCTCCCGCGTGAGTTGCCGTTCTCGGATCATGGCAGGATCGGGATCGGGTTCGACGTGGCCACAACCGACAAGGGGACGAGCAACCCTTCCTCAGTCTCCGTGGTGGAGAAGGTCGGTCTCGATTTCTGGACACGCCTCATCGTTCGTTGGAAGACCGCAGATCCAGAGGTAGCTCGCGCCGTCGTCGGAGGCGTCCTCGATCTCCTCCCGCGGCGCCCCGTAGCCCTCGCCGTCGACGCCACCAATGAGAAGTTCTTTGCCGCCGATCTGAAGACCAAACTGCAAGACCAAGTCGAAGTTCTCCTGGTCGTCTCGTCGGAAGGAACGGAGTACCTGGGAGAAAAGATGTCGTTCAAAGCATATCTGGGGAATCTCCTGCTCAATACGTTCGAGGAAGGAACTCTGAGGCTCCCCAATGACCCTTTTGTCTCGAAGGATTTCCGATTGGTGAAGCGTTCCCGCGGAAGCTTTGAAACCGAGACCGATGAGAACGGGAATCACGGGGATACGTTCGACTCCACAAAACTGGCTTTGCATGCCCTGACTTCTTCCAGTGGTCCTGTCCAAGCGGAGGCAGCACGTGTCGGATCCTCTCTGGGCCGCGTGGCCGGGACCGTGGGGCGCGTCCTTCGCAACCCTTTTGCAGCCAGATTTGAAAAAGGAGACCGACAGCTATGCTAACCATCACCGAAAATGCCAAACAGAAGCTGCGTGATTTCTTCGCGCGGCTCATTCCCACCAGCCGCACCACGGTCATGAACCCATGGGGGGAACAGGCCACGATGACGGAACGGATCACCGTGGACCGTGTTCACGAGATCATCGAAAGTGCCAAGGCTGGAGATCCACGTGATCTCTTCGCCCTCTACCGCGACATCATTATCTCGGATAACCACCTTCAAAGTGAGTTCTCCAAGCGCAAGCTTGCCGTCGTAGGCGACACGCTCTCCGTCCAACCTAGGGACAAGGGCAATCCCGACGATCTCGTCGCTGCCCAGGCCGTCAGGAATATGATCGATAACCTGACGGTTTCCGACCCGTCCGTCGTCGAGAACTGCAGCTGGATTGAGGCCTGCGCTCATCTGATGGAGTCGACCCTTTTCCCGGTTGCTCTCGTCGAGAAGGTCTTTCGTCCTTCCAGGGTTCCAGGTTTGCGATATGAGCTCGCCGAACTCATCGCCGTCCCCCATCAACTCCTCACCTATGTTTCCAATCAGCAGGATGCCACCGGACGGCTGAAGGTTCGAGAGACGAACCAATTAGGCTATCCCACCGGAAGCACCAATGACGTGGATGGAAACCGCTACATCGTCCACCGCGCCCATCTTCTTTCCACCCACGATCTCTGGGGAGGACCGATGCGCTCGATCCTATTCTGGTGGCTCCTCGGCAACATGGACCGAGAGTGGTGGGCTCGCTTCCTGGAACGCTATGGCTCCCCGTTCATCGTCGGTAAATATCGGCAGGGGGACGATGCCAGCCGATCCATCATGGAGCGGGCATTCTCCTATGCCGTAAAGATCGGTGGTCTCGTCATCTCCAAAGACTCGGAAGTAGAACTCATGCAGGCAGCGTCGACGAGCAGTGCCGAGTCGTATGAAAAGTTCATCCGCCTCTGTAATGAGGAAAAGAGTAAGCTCGTCATTGGCCAAGTTCTTACCACGGAATCCCGTTCCACGGGGCTAGGCAGCGGACTTGCCAATCAGCACGGAAAAGTGCGCGATGACATCCGGCAGTTCGATTCTGGGAAAATAGCCGAGACGCTGGAAAACCAACTTTGTGCCCAATTCCTCTCTATCAACGGACTCGTCGGACGAGTGAAACTAGTCTGGGGAGCCGTCTCCGAGGATGAGAAGAAAGCTCTCGGAGAACTGCTTACCAATCTGAAGACAGCCGGCCTAGAACCTGCCGATGAGGCAATTGAGGAACTGGGTGAGCAGATCGGGTTCCCTATCCAGCGCTGTGCCCCACCCCAGGCCATGGCTCTCCACGCCCTGGCCGCAAATGGTGCTCTTGCCGATGATCTCATCGACCGAGTGGCGGAAGCGGGCAGCGCGAAGCTTGCGCGGACCTTCCGCGGATCCCTCGCGCCGGTCAGGAAAATCATCCTCCTCAGTCAATCCCCGGAGGATCTTGAGAAAAACCTCCGGGTTTTCTATTCCGACTGGCAGCCCGATCGGGTCGCCGAGGTCATCGATCAAGCCCTGATCGCCTACGCAGCCAACGGCGCCACCAAATAAATCGGTCTTTAGCGAAAGGCCCCCTGATCATTCGGGGGGCCTTTTTCATTCTTCACCCTTTCGACACACCCTTTTCGTTGACCCTTTTCAAACTTTTCGCATCAGTCAAATCGGATTTAGCACACTCGGTCGCGTTGAAATTTCATAACTCGTTGATCTCTGGTCAGATCCAACCAAATCCAACCAGATCGCTCTATTTCAAACTTATCGCTGGGTCTCACTACGGTCGCCGTAGAATTACTACGGCTTCCCTTGGCCG